GATCCATTAAGAAGTCGGTTCACAAGCTACTGGCTGATCGAATAGCGATAAACGGATACGCCAATTTTCAAGTGTTGGATACAGAGATACGCCATTCCAACGGCAGTGAAATATTCTTTGCGGGTCTGTATATGAACATTGATTCAATAAAGTCAATCGAAGGTATTGATATTTGTTGGATAGAGGAAGCCAACACCGTATCGGAGGATTCGCTTAAGAAGTTAATACCAACCATTCGTAAAGCAGGCAGTGAGATTTGGGCCAGCTTTAACCCAGAATTAAAGAGTGATGCTGTCTATCAGCGTTATGTGATCAACCCTCCAGGTAATGCTCACGTTCAGAAAGTCAGTTACAAAGATAATCCATGGCTCTCTCAAGAGCTACTTGATGAAATGGAGCATTTAAAAGCGACTAATTACGATGAGTATTTGCACGTTTGGGAGGGTGAGTTAAAAGCCTTTGCCGATGGTGCTATATATGCCAAGCAATTAAAGACAGCAAGGGTGGAGGAAAGGCTCACTAAGATACCGATTGAGTCAGGATTGCCGGTGTACACCTTTTGGGATTTGGGCCGCAACGATGCAATGAGCATTTGGTTCATGCAAAAGGTTGGGCTGCAGCATAGATTCATTGATTACTACGAGAACAGGCTGGTTGATCTTGACCACTATTTGCGAGTCCTAAAGGACAAAAATTATCTGTATGGCACACACTTTTTGCCGCATGACGCGAATGTTATCAATCTTGGTACAGGCAACCGGTCAAGAGTCGATATTCTCAAGGATGGTGGGTTACAAGACATTGAGGTGGTGCCAAGAATACCCAACCTCATGGAAGGAATTGAATTAACCCGGCAGAGCTTTAGCTCATGCTGGTTTGATACTGACCGATGCGAGAGGGGCATTGACTGCCTGGCTAATTACCAATTTTTATTTGATGACAAGTATATGACTCATCGAGAGAAACCACTTCACAACTGGGCATCTAACGGCGCTGATGCGTTTAGACAATTCGCCCAGGGCTTTAAAGAGCCACAAACACACACTGATTATTACGCAAATGACGTATTCGGAGAATCTGGATGGATGGGATGAATGAAAAGCAAGAAAAAATATTTACTGCAGCACTAGAGCGTTTTGACAATGCCGTGGCGTTTGAAAAAGAGAATCGTGAGCTGGCTGAAGAGGATCATTCCTTTGCCAATGGTGATGGACAGTGGGAGGATCATGTTAAAGAGGCGAGAATAAAGCAGAGGCGACCTTATCTAACGATTAACCGATTACCCCAGTACATTGCCCAAGTGGTCGGTGATGCCCGACAAAACAAGCCATCGGTGAAGGTGAGCCCGGTTGATGATGACTCGGACAAGGATATGGCTGAGTTACTAGAGGGCATTATTCGTCACATTGAGTCTGATTCAAGCGCGTCTGTAGCGTACATGACTGCGTTTGAGCATTGCTGTACCGGTGGCTTTGGGCATTGGCGCATTACAACTGATTATTGCCACGATAAGTCCTTTGACCAGGACATTAAGATTGAGCGCATTCCTAATCCGTTCTCTGTTTATTGGGATACGGCCAGCGTAAAAGTCGATAAATCAGATGCTAATTGGTGCTTTATATCTGAGAAAATACCGACGGAAGAGTACAAGCGACGATTCCCGAAAGAGGTTATTCATGCTGACTTTAGCGGTGATGACGTACAGCACCGAGGTAACTGGACTGACTCGAAAGACGATATGGTTCGCATTGCTGAGTATTGGGTGAAAGAATTTACCGACAAGACAATCTCTTTAATGCCCGATGGAAAGGTCGTTGATGGCAAGGTAGAGGGCGCAACAAAGACACGCAAGGCGCAAGATATTAAGGTTGTGAGATATACGCTATCAGGTGATGGTATTTTGATCGATAAAGAGCAGTGGTCAGGTCAGTACATTCCAGTGGTGTCGATTTATGGCCCAGAGGAATTGGCCGGTGAGTCTATCCGATATCGATCATTAATTCGTCACGCGAAAGATGCTGTCCGAATGTATAACTTTTGGCAAACGGCAATCACCGAGGAAATTGCTTCACACCCAAGACAGCCCTACATCGGAACCGTTGCTCAGTTTACTGGGCATGAGAAGCAGTGGGCTGATAGCAATAACACTAACAGAACCTTTCTGACCTACAACGCTGATCCATTAGCACCGGCTGGGCCGCAACGCTCTCAACCCGCTGGAATTAACTCAGCAATGATTCAGCAGTCCATGCAGAGCATTGATGACATTAAATCGACCATTGGTATGCACGATGCCAGTATGGGCGCACAAGGCAATGAAACGTCAGGAAAGGCGATCTTAGCGCGACAACGTGAAGGGGACACTGGCACATTCGCATGGATAGATAACCTCTCACGCGGCATTGAGCAGACAGGACGGATACTCATTGACTTGATCCCCAAGATTTATGACGGGGAGCGCGTGACTCGACTCTTGGGCGAAGATGACTCTGAGCGATTAGCAAAGTTAAATGAAGATGCGGTAAATGACGGCACAGCAGGGTGGGAATTTTACCGGCGCAACGATATGAGTGTAGGAAAGTACGATGTTCGCGTTGCCGTAGGGCCATCATTTAACACTAAGCGACAAGAAGCGGCTGAATCAATGATGCAGTTTGTATCAGCGATGCCCCAAGCGTCAGTCGTGATTGGTGATTTGGTAGCTAAAAATATGGATTGGCCGGGTGCTGATCTGATTGCCGAGCGGCTTAAAAAGACATTACCGCCAGGCATGGCAGAAGAGAGCAAGGATCTGACCGAAGAGGAGGCAGCACAGCAGCAACAAATGATGCAGTTGGCGCAGCAAGAAGAAAGCGAAGGGAAGCAGATGATGAAACAGGGTATTACCCTTGATCTGCAGCTTAAAGAAGCCGATCTTCAGTTAAAACAAACACAGATTCAAAAAGAAAACGCGTCCATTGGCGAGATTCAAGCTAGAACCGTGAAGATTACCGAAGAGGCTCAAGCGCAGGGTATTGAAAACGATGCTACTGAGTCGGGAATATCTGAAGTTATTGAGGGCTTGGCCGCTATGCCACAAGAATCCCGAGCGGAGTCATAACATGGCATTTAATTTACCCTCTGCCCAATATTTAATGACAACTAGCGCGAGCGATGCTAATCGCGGCCAATTCCGTAGCACAGGAGGCTTAGGCAGAAAGACGGGTGGTAACTTCCCGATCACTACCGCTGCGGCAGAAATGGTGAACAGTAGTGGTGAGAAAGGTGTTTATTTTGGCCTTGACGCTCAAGACAGCACAGGCGCGACTGACGGCACATCATCGGGCAAAGTGATAGTGTCTAGTTGGCAATTTAACGCACCAAATCGCATCCAAGTTAATACATTAGTGAATAGAGGTGTAGTGTTCCGTCTAGCCAGTGGCACAGGTAATAGCCCTACCGATTTTAGAGAGTTTAGCATTGCAGGCAATGATACCCCTCAAGCCAGCGCACAGGCGGGTGGTGTGACCATGTGCGTAAGCCTAGATGCGACAGGGTTCGATACTTCAGGCGGCACCTATGACCCATCAGCGGTGACGTCTTGGGGTTTTGGTACTAACAAAATTAACCTAGCCGGGAACTCTAGTTCTGCGGCATTCTTTCAGCGCGTGTTTTTGTTTGATAGCGACAAAGGTGCGGCTAATTTACCAACTTTTACAGGAGCGTCTAATTTTACGGATGCGGTTACTGTAGTACAGGGTACTGACTACACCAATAAAATAGGCTCTTGGGTTACTAAATCAGGCACCGCCATTTTCTTACCTTGTCCATTTTCTATTGGAAATGGAAGCACCGCAACTATATTTAACGATAATGGCGCTTCGGTTATATCCCCAAGCAACGCCGCAGACAATCAGAAAAACTTTAGAATAACTGATAATGCAATGCAAGTTCATTTAGACATGCGCGACAATGCGGCTGACAGCGCAACACTTTCTGGAAGCTATACGTGGGGTACGGCGGCAGATTGGGATTTTAATGTCAACAATGCGTCAACGTGTTTGCTCAGTGGCAACTTTACAGGAATGGGTAAATTTAAGATTGGATCATCAGTAACGGCTACGGGTACGTTTGATCTTGACGGCACAAAAAAAGTAGAATCTTACGGTGCAACTATCGACTCTATAACTGTGAAGGGACAACTTAGGATTAGAAGTAATGAGGTAACTACCTTTACAGGCATTAATGTCCAAATACTTGCTTTTGATTTAGCAGGAACTTACACCCTAACTAATTCTATAGTTAATGAAGTAACTAATACTTCCGGTGGAGCTGTTATTATTAACAATGTTGGCTCAACAATTACAACCAACACAGGGCCGAACATTACGATAGTTTTACCTCCAAAAAACATATCCGTAACAGGGATTGTTGCAGGCTCTAGGTTAAGGGTTTATAACGAAACCACATCTGCACAAGTTGTGAATGAGGTGGTGTCAGGAACAAGCTACACAGCATCATACGCAGAGGGTGCAGGCTATTCTGTAGGCAATGTATTAGATTTAAGAGTTACTAAAATTGATAAACTAGAGTTTTCTTCTAATGTAGTAGTTGGCTCTACAGGCTGGAACTCTTTAGTGTCTCAAAGCGCAAACCCAGTTTACGCGGGACATGGCGTAAATGGTGCTACTGTTTCAGGCATTTCTTGGGATAGCGGAAACTTGCAGTTTGATTTTAACGATGCAAACAATCAGATTAATGGCGCTGACATTGGGGCTTGGTATTATTATTTTATAACTACAGAGATCGGTATTGCAGAAGCATTTAAAGCTCTTAGTTGGCCGCAAATAAATAAAATTACTAATGTAACTAGCAAGGTTTCAATAACTTTTGATAATACTAAGTCTACGCCTTTGCGAATTACTAATTGTTGGATAGATAAAGACAACGGCTCAAGCATTATAGCTACTACTTCTAATTCCATTCAGATTGACCCTCCTGCCGTGTTTGTTGGACAAGCAGGATCTTCGGGTCTGACTCCAGAGCAAGCAACAGAATTAACCGCAGTAAAAGCTAAGACAGACTTGCTTAACTTTACTGGCACAGATATAAAAGCAACACTGGATGGTGAAACTGTAGTTACTGATACAGCCTCCCGAAATGCCTCTAAAGCTGATGTTAGCGGAGTGAGTACTTTTAACCCTGCTACAGATACAGTAGCTAACGTAACCTTAGTTGACACAACCACTACATTAACTAATGGAGCAGGAGGCGCGACAGAAGCACAGGTACAAACAATAGTTAATGGGCTTAATAACTTTGACCCTGCAAGTGATACGGTTGTTACTGAGGGCGGTAGTGACTTTACTGCAATAGAAAAAGCAGCCTTGCTTGGCAATACGTCGATGATTCCTTTTGTAGCATTCACGCCGTCCAACTCTGACATTTTAGGAAATTAAATGCCAAATCTTGTAAGCATAGGTAAAGCCTTAGCTAACCTCAAGGCCGATAAAGCCTCACGGATGGCTAGAGCTAAAGAGCAGGGCTTTGATGTTGATAATCCTGTTTATCATGGTACGCCAGATTCTAGGCAGATATGGGAGCAAGGTTTTAGCAAGAGGGGCGCTAACGGTATGGGCGATGATACACCTTTATTTTTTTCTGAGGATAAATGGCTTGCTGACACATACGCTGACGACATGAGAGCCTTTGACTACCAGAATGCCGAACCAGAAACAATAGAAACCCTAATAAAGAGGGGGAATACTAAAGAGTTAGATTGGAAAGGTCGCTCATTTAGAGGGAATGGTTACAGCCTGCATGATCAGCTAGATGTTGCTAAGGGTGAGGGTTTCGACTCCGTAAGGGTTAGCAATATAAGAGACACTTATAATACAGGTGGAAGGGCTGGCAATGTATCGGTAGTTTTTGAACCTAATCAGATACGCTCCACAAACGCCGCTTTTGACCCTGCCAAGAAAGACAGCTCCAATCTATTAGCAAGTGCAACCGGTGCGGGTATTCTTGGTGCTGGTGCAATGCAATCAGAAGATGCTGATGCGTCATTTTACAGCCAGGCGGTTAGGGCAGTCGGCAATCTATCGCGCAAACAAGGTAACGCTGATGGGTTTTTTAATGACTTAACAGGTAAAGGACAAGTTAAGCCTGATGAGCTTAATGCGATGGGTTTTAAAGAGAATTTTGCTGGTCGCAATGATGTGTCGCGCCAAGAAGTACAGCAGTTTGTAAACGACAATCAAGTGCAGATTAAAGAAACTGTATTAACCCCAAACGGCAAAGTGCTTGATGACTTTTCTCAGGCGCAAAGTACGCTAGATTCAGGTCGCGAGATATACGGGGTCGATAGCAGGGGTAACGTGGCAAATATCCTTGATGATCGGGGAGATATACTTCCATACGTTAGAGATAATTTTGATAGTTATACGGTACACGAGGGTAATGTGCTTGATGTTGATAAAAAGCAAGGCCTAGCTAAGTTTGGGGATTACACCCTAGACGGTGGTGACAACTACCGTGAGTTACTGTTGCAAGATAACAGTTCCGCAGGATTGCTTGATGAGCTTAATTTATTAAACAAGCAAATTGGAGATTCAAAGGTAGCATTACGAAACGATACTCCTGCATTGTTAAATGTAGCAGAAGATATGCAAAGAGAATCTGATAAGTTTATTGGTGGTGACAACACCAAAGAAAACTACGACAACTATCAGAGATTAAACAGAGAACTAAGCGATTTTCAAGACGGAAAGCTGCTAAGTGATAAAGCGGCTGGCAAATATATAAACGGGGCTAGAGAGCTTATAGAAAGGCGAGACGAGCTTGTAAAGCAGAAAGACAACCTTCCAGAACCATTTATCAATAGTAGTCACTTTGATGAGCCTAACATCCTTGCACACCTACGCATGAAAGACCGTGTGGATTCTGACGGCAAAAAGACATTGCTGGTCGAAGAGGCGCAATCAGATTGGCACCAACAGGGTGCTGAGTCTGGTTATAAAAATGCAACACCGCCGCCAGAATTGGCTTTAATTAGTGCAAAGGCCGCCCAAGCACAGAATGATTTTGTTAGTTTTCTTGAAAAGAATATGGATTGGCAAGCTGCCGAAAAAGATTGGGATAAATACGAACAGCTTATATCTTCGGGGGAAGGTTTGCGACTCAAGGAAATACAAACGGAGGCCGTTGATGAACTAATGAATGGTGACGTTTCGACTGAATACAACCGCCAGTTAATTAACGGTGTACCAGACGCGCCGTTCAAAACTAATGACAAATCATCCTGGTACAATTTAGCGATGAAACGTGGACTAATGGAAGCTGCAGAGGGCGATTATGACAAGATGGCTATTACTACGGGCCGTCAGCAAGCTGAGCGCTATGATTTAAGTAAGTCGATCAATGAGGTTCGTTTAGGCGGTAATGAGGCCGATGGTTTTACGGTATCGGCATTCGACAAGAATAATAATCCAGTAATCATGGAGTCAATAGACACACTCGATGCCTTGCCTAACCTGATAGGTAAGGATGCCGCTAAGTCCTTAATAGACCAGCCCGTAGTGAACGTCCACCGGGCAGGCTCCCGGACGCCAACCAGAGTACTCGCAGGGCAAGACCTCAGTGTAGGCGGTGAGGGCATGAAGCAGTTTTATGACCGCACACTCCCCAATACGCTTAATAAGCTAGTAAAGCAGGATGGCGTGAAGGTAGGGCAGAGTGAATTGAGTGGTGGCAGGCTTGGGAAACCGCTTGATAACTACGAAGAAAGCCGCCTGAATGATCTTAGGAGAATGAATCACCTCATGGGCGTACAAAACACCAATGCCTCTATCCCCTCAGGCGATACAGTACACTCAATCGACATTACCCCTGAAATGCGTGAGCGCGTTAAAAAAGGTTTACCGTTATTTGCGGTGGGTGCTTTGGGTGTTGGTATGGCGGGTGAAGATGCTCAAGCGTCACCTATGTCAAAGTTTGGGCAGTTACGTGATGCAAGAAAGCAGCTTTTCGATACAGCCCCAATGAGCAGAGAGGTGGCTGAAGTATTTGCTAATGAAAAGTCGCGCAACTTGATCCGTGATGAATCGGAATTAAGAAAAACCAAAACGCGCAAGTGGCGCAGAGATAACCCGCCGAGCCCAGAATTGGTTGAAGCGTCAAAACGTGGAATGCCGGGTATTGGCCGATTAACTCTTAGCGAGTTGCGGAACACTAATCAATCTCCATTGACTGATCTAATATCCGCTGGCGCAGTGTCTACCGCAAAAGAGATTGCCACCTTAGCCGCGGGGGTATGGAACCCTAACAAAGCCGAAGATATGATGGAGTCAGAGCCTTGGT